TGCCCCTCATGCTGGGCACAACACGGGACCGTCCACCCGCTGACAGAGCCGGGCCCTATCGACCACCAGCAAGGCCGCTGCTCCCGCACCCCCAAAACCAAGAGCTGGGCCGATCTCGGCTTCGACATCCCGGAACCAGATGATGTCCTTCCTGACGCGCGCCAGGTGTTCGACTCGCTCCCCGAACAAGAACGGCTCGTCATCATGGGCCGCCGACGCCTCGACCTGCTCAACTCGGGCGCCATCGCCTGGGCCGACCTGCCGCAGCTCCGCACCACCACAGGGTGGCGGGACAGCTTCGGTATCCGGCCCATCAAAGACCTGGAACGCCTCGCCACTACCTGACCGGGAGGTCCCGTGCCCGAACAGCAGGCGCTCACCGAGCGCGTGCCGCTCGCTGAGGCCGCAGGCGGGCAGACGCCCAAGGGCCGCCGCTTCCGCGCCCGCATCATCCAAGGAGACATCCAAGGCTCGTCCGGCTACTACCCGGCGTCGATGCTGAAGCGCGACGCCGGCGTCTTCCGCGAGGGCCTACCGGTCTTCCTCGACCATCCGGGCGCGACCGAAGCCTACGACCGGCCCGAACGGTCCGTCCGCGACCTCGCAGGAAGGCTCGCCACCACAGCCGTCTACGAGGGCGACGGGTTGTACGCCGACGTCGAGGTGTACCCGCACTGGGCTCCCGTCGTCGAAGCGATGGCCGGCGACATTGGCATGAGCATCCGAGCAGCCGGGACCGTCGAGGCATCCACAGACGACACCATCCGCGGCCCCATCGTCACCAGCCTCAGCGAAGCCGCGTCCGTGGACTTCGTGACCGCGGCAGGAGCAGGAGGAAAGATCGTGGCCCTACTGGAGTCCGCGCGGTCCGAAGGCGAACTCCTTCGGCAGGCTGCCGAAGCACTAGCGCCGCCGTTCAAGAAGAAGGACGCCACGGACGACGGCAAGAAGCCGGACACCGCTACAGATGGCAGCGACGACAAGGGCGAAGACGACGAGGACGACAAGCTTCCCGCCTTCCTCAAGAGCAAGCAGAAGGCGAAAGTCGCCGAGGCACGCAACGTCGGCCACTGGCTCGAATCCCGCATGCACAAGTCCTTCACCGAGATGGCCGACGACATGTTCGGCGACGGCCGCCTCACCCGAGACGAACGCATCGCCCTGTCCTCCGCAGTCGGCGACGGCCTGCAAGCCTTCTCCGCCCGCGTCGAGGCCGACTGCCCCCACCTGTACCAGCGCGACATCTGGGACGACCCGGAGACCGCGCCCGCCGAGGTCGTCGAGACCGCGGCCCACACCACGCCGGCGCCGCCGGCCCCAACCCTGGAGGAATCCCGCATGAGCGGAACCAACCAGCAGGGCGCGCCGGACGGCGCCGCCACCGACGTCGCCGAGTCTGCGCGCGAGCGCGAACTCGCCGCCCAGCTCACCGAATCCACGAAGGCCATCGAGGCGGCGACCAAGGCGCTCACCGAGGCGCAGCAGGCCGCTAGCGCTGAGATCGCCGACCTGAAGAAGCGCCTGGACGAGTCCGACGACGACAAGCGCGCCCTGGCCAACGACAAGGCGGCCCGCACGGCTGTCGCTGAGGCGCTGAAGACATCCAGCCTGCACGCTGTCACGCACGCTCGCGTCACCGAGTCGGTGTGCCGCGACCTGCCCACCACCGAGGACGGCGCCCTGGACGCGGTCAAGCTGGGCGAAGTCATCAAGGCGGCCATCGAGGGCGAGCAGACCTACGTCGCCAGCCTCGCTGAGGCGACCGGCGCCGGGGTGCCTCGCGGGCTGGGCGGCGACACCAAGCACGACCTGTCCGAGTCCGACCTGGACAAGGAACTCGCCGGCGTCTTCACCAACATCGGCATGACCGAGAAGGCCGCCCTGACCGCGGCTCACGGAAGGGGCTGAGCCTCATATGGCGCGCAACATCATCTTCGAGGACGGCACTCAGATCGCCGTCGTCGCTACCGACCCGACCACCCCGGCGTCCGGCGACCCGGTCTTGGTCGGCCAGATCCCGGGCGTCGCGCTGATCACCGAGGCCGCTGACGGGCTCACCACCATCAAGACGGACGGTGTGGCCACCCTGTCGGTGAAGGGCACCAACGGCAGCAACACCGCCATCGCCGCGGGCGACATCCTCTACTACGTCACCGGCAACACGCCGAAGCTGTCGGTGACGACGTCGGGCGTCCGCTTCGGCTACGCCCTGGAGGCCGTCACGTCCGGCGCTACCTCCACCATCCGCGTGAAGATCGGCTACTGACTCCGCCTCCCCGCTCTCTCGCAGCCTCCGCGCCACCGGCCGGGGGCTTTCTCATGCCCCGGCGCGGAGCGCCTGACGAGCAAGGAAAACCACAATGCAGCTCCTCGACCTGATCGAGACCTACAACGCCCAGGACGCCACCTCTGAGCGGCTCTACGCCCGCGAAGGGCGCCGGGTCCGCGGCGGACGCAACACCCCGCAGTACAAGCAGTCCCTGCTGGAGGCGGCCCGCCTGTACGAGGGCGTCCTGACGGGCCGCATCCGCAGCGACCGGCTCCAGGAGGCCATGACGACCTCCGACTTTCCGTACCTGTTCGGCGACATCATCGACCGGCAGATGCTCGCCTCCTACCAGCACATGCCCGTCATGTGGCAGTCCATCGCCAAGCGCGGAAGGGTTCGCGACTTCCGGACCGTCGACCGGTTCGCCGTCAACGGCGGCGAGGCCGTCCTGTCCGAGGTGAAGGAAACGGCGGAGTACCCGGCCGCGTCCGTCTCCGACGCCCGCTACCAGTACCAGGTCAAGAAGTACGGCAAGCGGCTGCCCTTCTCCTGGGAGTCGTTCATCAACGACGACCTGGACGCGCTGCGCGACATGCCGCAGCGGCTGGCCAACTCGGCGCGGTTCTCCGAGGAGCGGTTCGTCACCGACCTGTTCGCGGGTACGACCGGCCCTGACGGCACGTTCTTCGCCGGCGGCAACAACAACATCGTCACCTCCAACCCGGCGCTGTCGGTGGCGGGCCTGACCACCGCCTTCACGGTCCTGGCCGCGCAGGTCGACACGGACGGCAACCCCATCTACCTGGGCAACGTCGTCCTCGTTGTTCCGCCCGCCCTGAAGATCACCGCGAACAACATTCTCAACGCCACCGAGATCCTCGCCGCCGACGGCGGAGGCGACGGCACCGGCAACAACCAGCTCCGCGTCGCCAACTGGCTGAAGAACGACGTCAGCGTGGTCGTCGACCCGTGGTTGCCGATCGTCTCCACCACCAACGGCAACACCTCTTGGTACCTGTTCGCCGACCCGAACGTCGGCCGGCCCGCCATGGAGATCGGCTTCCTGTCCGGCCATGAGACGCCGGAGCTGTTCATGAAGTCGGCGAACGCCACCCGCGTGGGCGGCGGCGCCGTCGACCCGATGGACGGCGACTTCGACACCGACAGCATCGACACCAAGGTGCGCCACGTGTTCGGCGGCGTCCTGCTGGACCCGAAGAGTGCTGTGGCCTCCAACGGCACCGGCACTCCGTGATGGCGTTGCCGCCGCCGATCAACGGCACGGAGGCGTACCTGGCCGCTGTGTACGACCGGCTGGGAGAGATGCTCGACCGCATGCCGCAGCGCCATGCGGAACCGGAGGCTCCCGCAGCCATGCCGGAAACGGTCGAGCTGCGGGAGCCCGGCAACCAGCCTGAGCCACCCGCCCCGGTTGAGGTCTTGAAAGAACCGGCGCCCAGCCCAACCCGAACCACGCGCAAGCGCACTGCAACCAGGAAGGGCTCGTGATGGGCACCACCACAAAGGGCGTGGCGGGCGGCCTCGCCACACTCAACGCATCGGGCCGTGTCCCGGCGGCGCAGAAGATGCTCACCGCAACTGCCACGCTGGACTTCGCGTCCATCGCTGCAGGCGCGGTCGGCACGCTCACCGCCACGGTCACCGGCGCCGCCACAGGAGATTTCGTGATCGTGGCCCCGCCCGGCAACCTCACCGCTGGCCTGGTGTTCTGCGGGTTCGTCAGCGCCGCCAACACGGTGACCATCCGGATCATCAACGGCACCGCTGGGGCTGTCGATCCGGCGTCGGCCACGTTCGGGATCGCTGTCCTGCCCGCCTCGTAGGAGGTCGGGATGGCCATCGACTATTCGACGGATGTAGGCCGGGTGCGGCTGCTGATCCCGGATACGGACGTAGACAACCTGCTGCTGATCGACCCGCAGATCGACGCCCTCCTGTCCATGGAGGGCTCGGTCCTGTCCACGGACGGCACCAAGGTGGCGGCCGAACTCCGGGCTCGCGCCGCGGCGCTACGCCAGCAGGTGGACGACGGGGTTGGCGACGATGACGTCGGCCTGGCCATCGTGGACTTCGACCCGAGGCTCGGATACCGCGGCTACACGCCCTGCTGAGGGGAGGCCCAATGTCACCCCTTGCAGGTAGCCCGCCGATCCACGGCAGGTGGTCCGAGCATCACCGGCCCGTCGCTTCAGGAACCCACACGGGAAGGTGCGCCATCACCCGCCCCGGCGTAGGCGAGGGAACGACGGATCCGGACGGGACCTGGCATCCGCCGGCCTCGACCACGATCTACACGGGCCCGTGCAGGATCACCGCCCCATCCCCGTCCAGCGTCGTCGTCGTGGGGGAACAGCAGACAGCGGTCGCCTTCTACGAGATCGCCATCGAGTGGGACGCCGCGGAGGTGTTCGAGCACGACCTGATCACCATCACCGCCGCGCCGGATCCGGGCGTCGTCGGCAAGCAGCTGCTCGTCACCGACGTCCGGCACGCCACCGAACGCTTCGAGCGGGTTCTGAAGGCCCAGATCAACCTCACCGAAGCGGAGGCGTGATGGGCTGGGACGCCTCCGACCTCGACAAGTACATCAGCGATCTGGGCAAGGCCGGCGCGAAGGCCGAAGCGCTAACCGAGACTGTCATACACAAGATCGGCCTCGATACGGTGGCGGGCGCCCAGACGACCGTGCCCGTGGACACCGGCAACCTGAAGAGTTCCATCGGCGTGGACTTCGACGGGCTCGGATTCGAAGCAGGACCCACGGCCAACTACGGCGGGTACGTCGAGTACGGAACGAGCCGCATGGCCCCACAGCCGTACATGCGGCCCGCTTTCGACAAAGCGAGCGCACCACTGGACGACCTACTCGGCCAGGTCGGCAAGAAGGCGCTCGAATGACCATCCCCATAGCGCTGGCACGGCCGCACACCGACGCCGTGGTAGCCGCTATCGCCGCGATCCCCATGCTCGTCGATCGCGCTAAGCAGCCGACCGGATCTGGATGGCAGGGCACACCTGGCGCCTCCACCTTTAAGCGGTACGCCGTCGTCTACCCGTCGCCGG